CCAATTCCTTTTGGCATTTTTTTCTCCTGTTTAAATAAATTATTGAAAACTTCAATTCCTCTAAAAAACATATTCATTAATTAATAACCTTACCACCTGACCATTTCATATCTGGTAATCCATTTTCATATTTCTTTCCATCATATCTTAAAACTTGTTTTCTGTTAGATCCTTTTTCATTGTAAGATACATGAACCCAACCACCAGTAGGGTCATCTGGATTGTAGAACTCTAATATTAATTGGTCAAAATCTACATTGTTTTTAATCCAGTAAGCTACTTGAATGTTAGGAATACCAAAAATTTCTAGGTCACTCGCCATCCCTTTACAATGTTGACTGGTACTTTTTGAACCTATGGCTTCTGACAACTGAGGACTACGATACCCTGATGTTATTGTAATTGGTTTGTCAAACTTAGCTCGTAATGGTTCTAATATTTCATAGCATAAGTTCTCTAAATTTTTTATCTCCCCAGCACCAGGTGTATTGTCTATACCCTTACGAGTTGCGGTCATTGACTTTGTAAATTCTTCTAATTTAAAATGTTTAGATAATTGCATGATTAACTGCTCTGTTAATTAATAAATAATGGATTATTTTCCTCCATTATAAATATAAACTATTTTTTAATTTTTATCAACTTAACACCTTGAAACCAAGATGGAACACCTAGTAAAGGTCTTTTATCAAGGTAATTTTCTTTAGCTTTTTTAGAACCATCTTTATTATAATGTAAAAATACTTGTCCACAATTCTTTCCTTTAAATTCTTCTCGCCAATGTTCTAACTCACAGCCAGAATATATTAACATATCGCCTGGTTCTAACTGAATTTTGATACCTGCTTGACCTTTTTTACCAGTAGGATCTAAATAAATAGACCATGAATCTCCACCTAAATTTAATGTGGTAGATATTTCACATGAATATCTATCTTTATGTCTAGCCAAAACATCTCCTTTTTTATAAATTCTTGCAAAGGAGTAAGTAGGACTTAATTTTATTCCTGTATGTTTTTCCATAATAGGTTTTACTTTTAATAATAAAGTTTCCATAACTAAATCAGAGTAATGAGAATAAGTATTAGGTACTTGTTCGTCATTCCATACACCATACTCTTGGTTAAATGGAGATATATATTTTTGATCGAATAAAAATCTTGCAACATTTCTTTTATTTAAGAAATATTTATAAACAAAATCTGCTAACTCTTTTGATATTGCTTTTTTTAATACTGTGTATTTATTTTTTTTGAACGACATTTAATACTCCTTTATTATATTTTTTTATTGAAATGGATAACCCAGATTCCAAATAACCAAACTGTTTCTTTCTCCACTTTTAACAGGACATATTCTATGCCATACAAAACTTGGAAATACAACTAAAGATCCTTTGGGTAATATTTCTTTACATTTTCTAATGTTTGGTTTTTTATCAGGATCTAAGTTTCTAAAATCAAATTCAAATTCCCCACCTTTATAATCTTTAGGATCTGATAAAGATAAACTTACAGATAATTTTCTAATTTTTCCATTACTGGGATTACCTTGTTCTCTTTGATAAGGTCTATCCCAACTGTCACAGTGCCAATCATAATATTGTCCTTTTTTATATTTTGTAAATTGACAAGATTCAGAATAATCCCAATTAAAATTCCAACCAGCAGATTTATTGGCTTCGTGTATATAAGGTTGTATTTCGTTATAAATCCATCTATCGTTTATCCAAACTATATCTGAATTTCTTTTCTTTTTTAAATCTGTAATTTGTTTTTTATTTAATTCTTGAACTTGATGACCACCTGTAACAGCTACTTGATCTTGTAATTGTTTTCCATATTTAGAAATATCATCACAAATGTTTAACGGAATAACTGATTGAAAATACCAATAGTAATTTATTAAATTCATACCTTTTGATAGTAATAATTATGTAATTTTATAATAATTGTAAAGTGAATTATTCAGATACCCAAGAAAGACTTGATGGATCCCAATTAAAGTTATTTTGTGGATCTGAATAATCTTTTGCTTTCCATTGTAAATTTGTTTCATCCCAAAAAATATTATATTTATCTAATGGATCATTACTTCCATAAGTTGTAATTGTTGGGTATGTAATTGGTGCTTTCCAATCATCATTATCATCTAACAACCATGAAGCATAAGGTTGTGGACTAATAAATTTATTTTTTGCAGGATCATAAGTATAACCTATTCCTGCAAATTGTTTTCTAAAATTATTATTGTAAGATGTTTGTTTCCATGTTCCGCCTTTGAAAAAATTAACACACCATGTTTCTCCATCAATGTGTTCGTCTGATGGTACACAATCATTTCCTACTACTACAACTCTTAATACAACATTGTTATTATCTAATTCTGCAAAGTGAGCCATAATTTTATTTTCTATATTGTTAATGTTCCTGATACAGTAAATGTTGCTATTTTATCTCCACTTGGACTATCAGTAGCTAAACTATTAGTTCCTGGTGCTACTGCTAGACTAGCTGGTGTTCCTGCCGCAGGAATCCTAACTATAACTAAACCTGAACCACCTGAGTTACCAAAAGGGCCTGTTCCTCCGCCAGCTTCTCCACCTCCACCGCCACCTGTGTTGACTGTTCCATCTTGTGCGGAAGGGCCTGGCCCTGCATCTCCGCCACCACCTGATCCACCTGCTCCTGTTGGGCCTTGTCCTCCTCCTCCGCCACCGCCACCTCTTGTGACAGAAGATCCTGTAATACTATTTGCTAAACCATTTCCACCTGCTCCACCAGCAGAACCAGATCCTGTTGCTCCAACTGCTCCAGCACCTCCACCTCCACCTGCACCCTCTACAGTTCCTGTGGAAACTCCATCTCCACCATTATTACCTTGTGGTGGACTAACAGGTGGTGTATTTCCTGTTCCACCAGGATGAGGGCCAGATATATCTGCACTTCCAGCACCACCTCCGCCAGATCCACCATTAGCACCTGACATATTTGGTTGACTAGATGGTGGCCCACAACCACCATATCCACCACCTGCTGAAGTTATTGATGATAAAACTGAATTAGAACCATTTGCTCCAAGATCATCTTGAGATGGTGCTCCTGCTCCACCTGCACCAACTGTAATAGTATAATCGCCTGGATCTAATGTAATTTTTGTTCCGCCTGGAAAAGAAGTTCTATAACCACCAGCACCTGCACCGCCACCTCTACCAGAACCACCACCGCCACCTCCAGCTATTACCATATAATCTGCATCTACTGGGACAGCACCTGCTACGCCACCACCAAATCCTAAAACTTGATAGCCAAATGATTTAATTTTTCTGTTTTTAATATTTTTTGTGTTTTTACTTGATGTATGTTTATTTTTTAAATCTATCATATTCTAATTCCTTATGCGTCATTAGCGGCATCAGTAGTATAAAATATTTTAACACCATGTAATCTTGCATCTCCAGCCATATCATCATTACCAGCCGAAACATCTCTAAAAATTCTAAAATAACAAAGATCATTATCTGCTGGAGTACCAGCAATCGTAACTGCTGAACTTTCTGCTGAAACTAATAATTCTTCTACTGCTCCTTGAGCATCATCATCAACTGTTATAGCTGTTCCGTAAGCAATATCTATTGTTTCATTGTCATTCATGGCAACACCTTGTAATGACCAAGTGACTCCAGTAGTAGCCGCTAGTCCTGACCAAAAGACTTGATAAGTAATTGTTCCTAAATTCCATGATTTAGGAAAAGCTACAGCAAATTGTGCGTGTTCATCACTATCTTTATCAAAATCTAAAACATACATATCAGGTCTTCCAGATGTTGTTTCTACTGCCGCTATAGTTGCACAACCATTTGATGTTGTTGGTGTTATAGCATTAGCTGGAACCCATATTGTTTCTTTACCAGCTATTTTAACTGCTTTTGTACCTGATTTTAAAACACCTGAACCTTTTGGATTTAAGTTTAAATCTACATTAGTTTCTCCACTAGAACCTAAAATTGGGCCATTACCTGTTGACGCATTTGTTACTTCTAATTCATTAACTGCTGAACCTGTTGTTTGAAATATAATTTGTTCGTTGTTGTTTTCATCAGAAATGTAATGTGCATCGTCAATTATTATGTTGTGTGAATTAGTGTCTAAATTTCCGCCAAGTTGTGGAGAAGAATCTCCTGATAAATCAGCAGTAACAGTATTGTCTAACCAATTAACTGTATTAGCTGAATAGTTAAAAGTACAAAGTGAAATTTGATCTGAACCATCATAGAATTTTAATGTTGGTGTTGTTGCATTAGT